TGAAAAAGAATTATACTCATCTGAAAAAGAATTATACTCATCTGAAAAAGAATTATACTCATCTGAAAAAGAATTATACTCATCTGAAAGAGAGGTAGTTGTTGTTTTAGGTTTTTTGGTAGTTGTTGTTTTAGGTTTTTTGGTAGTTGTTGTTTTACGTTTTTTAGTAGTTGGAGGAGGTTTTCGTCGTATTCGTTTTTTAAATTCATCGTGAATGAATCCTAAATCTGGTTCGTTAAGATCTGGGCCGTTTGGATTGTTTGTAAAATAACAAGAACCACTATCTCGAATTATAGAACCATGTGAGTTGTAAAAAATAGTTTGCGTAACAAAACTTCTAGGTCTCCTAGATACCATAAGATCGTTGTATAACACTATTACGTGTAATCCGACGCTATTTCTTCTGTCTTGATTTATGAACGTTCGTATTTCATTTTCAACTGTAAACCAATGTGAGTTTGATCCAGATCGTCTGTTAGTACCACGATATTGAGGTACTATATTAAATGGATCATTTGTTCCTCCTAAAGAAGCTGCAATTAAATGACCTCTTTCATCTTGACCGGCAATCATGTCCATATTTCTCATTAAAATGTTTAAACGACTGGACATTGATGTTCTTGATTGTAAATGATTATAACGAATTCTTGCTCTAATTCTAACAGTTAACATTAGATCATCATGGTTTGGTATAGATGGTGCTCGAATGGTAGAATAATCTGTAATAGATGTAGTTGGGTTGTTTAATTGTTCAGTGTAGTAGTGTCGGCTACTAATAATATTTGAAGCTAAATTATTAACATCAATGTCGTTTGTGTTACGTTTTTTTAATTTTTTTTTGGGGTTTTTTATTTTAAGGTTACTTAAATCACAAGTTCCATATTTGTTGATGTTAGAGTTAATATGGTTTAATACAGTTTTTATTATTGCATTTTTTGTTGTACATTCTTTCCAATCATCAAGTCCGACAAAACACCATTCAGTATGGTAACTAAATTTACCACATCTACCTGTACACCATACATTTTTTGTTTTTGTTTTATAATATTCTTCATGTACATTTCTATCAACTACTAAGTTAATTGGATCGCATTTTTTCCATTTAGTCCAACTAGTATAACAATAATGGTAATTTTTATATTTCATACAATTAGTTATACAAGCATCGTCTTTCCAAATAACTCCGTTTATAAACAGTAATTGGAAAAATATTAATAATATTTTTATTAACATATTTTTGTAATTTTTAAAGTTTTAATAATTTTGTAAATTTAAAATCATTTTTTAGGTAAATTGAATTCATGTTTAGATTTTCAACTAACAAAATATATTTTTATAAATCCATTTGGATTATAAAAATTCATAATTTGGACATTTTAATAATTAAACATATAATGAGCAGTAAGATAATCATCATCTTCATCTTGATTTTTTCTCATCATTGTTGGATGATATCGAGGTGTTATGCGACGTGACGATGAAGACGGTCTCCCATTAACCATTGATGGATGATATCTAGGAACTATGCGTCGTGGTGATTTTGATCGAGATCTTGATCGAGATCTTGATCTAGATCTGCGTCTGATAGGTTTCCGACTTCTGGGTCGACTTCCTGAACAAGCTCTCATAAGTGTATTATAAGTAGGTCCTCGCGGTTTGATTAATCTATTTGTGAGAGGGTTTCTGGTAGGGAACATGAAGAATTCATTGCATGCGTCTCTATTCATTTTTTAATACAATAAATAAATAATTTTGATTTGAGTTGATCTAAATTAAACTAACATAGGATTATTTTCATCAGGTTGTTTGCACGTTTTATGTAACCAATACCTGCCTTTCTCTAATTCTCCCCATATTTTAATATAATGCTGTTTAACAACACTTCGATTGCTAATGGCACTATTAGGACATTCTTCTTTGCACCATTCTTTAAAATGAGAATACAAAATAGCAGGTGTAAGACGTGCATCCTTTTCATAAAAAACGCATTGTTGTTCAAATTGGTGATATAAGTCGTTTTCTCTTTTGTACATATCGGTTGCAACTTTGACCTTATCAGGTATGAATTGTTCGAGTTTATTAATAGTTTTCCAGCGTTGAATAAGATACCAAGCGAGGGGTTGAATCATTTTGGGTATTTTGTCGGCGAAATTTCTAACCATTGGAAATTTTTTCTGAGCAATTTGTTCTTCATAATCTTCAGGACATTCATTATCTGGTAAAAAAGTACTTTCAAACGGTATAACTCTAATACGATTCCAAACTGCTTTTTCAACATCTTTTATAATTGGTAATTTATTACATATCATATGCAATTTGAACAGTGGTTGAATTTCTCTCGTTTCTTTACCTTTTTGAAATAGATCTCTCGCCCAGAATGAATCATTTCCTGTTAATGCCTTCAACGTTCCTGAACTTATCACTTCATCTTGATTGGGTTCGTCCATAACAGCCCATCTAACACCATCTCCGGCTCTGGCAAGTTCAGGATTTGCAGCGCCAGTTTGTGTTTTTTTGCCAGTAATGATGGTTGTATTAAATTTGACAGCTAATCGTCCTAACATTTTTTCAAATAATGTTTGAGTCACCGTTTTTCCGTTGTTACCTTCGCCTGTCCAAAAAAGTATCACTTTATCATGATTTCCGCCAACAAATACCTGACATGCTTGATTTAAAAAATAGTCTCGTACATCAGGATCTGGGAACACTTTTTGAAAAAAGTCATCAACTTCAATAACATCTGGATGATCAATAGATCGATAATCAATATATTCAATTGGAGTAGATATTGATATGTAATCTTCAGGATTTCCATCTCTGAAAATTACATTATTAAAATCATAGACGCCATTTTTAAATGCCACTAGATACGGATCTTTATTTAATAAATTGTAAAATTCTGAATTATAGAAAACTTCCTGTGATTCTCGCATTACATGATTTTTAAACGGAGTACTTTTACATTGTTTAATAAGATCGCTAATTTTCTTCAATCGCTTTTCAAATTCTTTTTCTTTTTTTTCTTCATCTGTTACATTCCATTGAATTTCATTTCTTTTTGCAATTAGTTGTTTGATTATAATTCCATCATTTGATGATATTCTCTCTCTTAACGCAGTTCCACTATCCAATTGTTTCCATATATGATCTTTAAAATGATACCATTCTTTTGTTGATATAGATGTACATATAAATTCATTTCCATACTCGTTGTATAAAATTTTAGCAACATCAGTGTGACATCCATTTACAGCTTCAACAATCAAGTGATTAGATTTTTCATTAATCATCTGCTCATACATTTCCGGACTGTCTTGTTTTGCGTAATATTTTAACGTCCCAATTGTAAATTTATTTGGACGCATACTCTTATGCCATAATGAAAAACACTCACTTTCATCAAATTTATCACTTCTTTCCGAAAACTCTAACCAGGTTGTTAACCCATCATCATCTCCTTGAGTTATATTCCAAAGACAATATCCAACTCTTAACCATGTAGCTCTATCATCGGCTCTAATATCTTTGAGCATAGTAAGAAGTATTTGAGCTTCTTCCAAAGCTTTATCAATAGATAATTGATCATATTCTTTTCTCTTTCTTTTAATTTTTTGAAATTCTTCAAATAATGGTGTGATAACACTAGGTTTGGGGTGATAATAATACAAATCTGCTCTATTATATAATGAAATTGATAAAATTCTTGGAAGTAATTCAATTACACGGTTCTTGCATGAAATTTTAGATTCACCGCAGTATGTATTGCAAATGTAATCACCTAATGCGTCTTCGAATGTTAATTCTTCGGCATTCTTTCCAAAACATTTAGTTGCTTTATATGCGAGGTTGTTTTGTTTTTTTGACCCGTATAATAACCAATGAACACTTATGGAATTCGTGTCGATAAAATCTTTAGCTCCGATATTATCAAAAATGTTTGGAATTAATTTCTTAACAATTGGAATAATGTAAACTTCTTGAACTTTTCTATCAAGAAAAATTTTTGGAAAATGCAAATGAAAACCATTTTTAATATACTTCTCTCCTCCTATTTCCGTCTCATATGGCTTTTTTTCTAAAAGTACACATGTATATGCTTCATCTTTTGGAGCATCTACAACTTCTTTAATTGCTTTTTGATAAGCCGAAATTACTTCTAAAACTTGTTTATTTGTATATAGATGATTTGTGTGATTTGATGATGGAATTACAGATTTTTTAATCCTTAGATCAATATCAACAAGAATAGGTGTTTCTTTACCAGGATTTTCAGCAAGATAAACAGATTGGTTTAACGAAATGGCTTTTAAATAACGTTCCCAAAATTCTTTCATTCTTGATCCTGCTGAAAAAACACCTCTCGGAATTCCC